CGCTTGTTACGCCGTCGTTACAGGACGTGAACCTGAGCGGTTCTTCACCGAGGTGACCCTGAAGGACATGGCCGATGATGTGTTGCTGGGGTGGGACGACGACGAAGCCACCACAGGGCCGTACAAGGGGAAGGAGCTCTTGGAGTCCATGCTGGATGCCATGAAGGAACGTGGCGTGAACTTCCGAATAGAGTGCCGCTCGGACAGCCTGGTCGGGCTCGAATGGTGCAAGAAGCACATAGCGTCGTCCGCCGCCTACGCCAAGGACTTCGAGCAGGCAGGTGTTGCGACGCCTGCGTTTGCAATTGTACATGACGCAGAGAGCGTGATCATGAGACAGACAGACCTGGCGGTGCGCACGACACCCGAGTACTACTGGGAACGGACTCTCGGTCACATGCTCCTCTGCGCGCACAACCGCAAGCTCTACGAGTGGCTACGCAATGAACTCGACGAGCTGCGCCCCTCGATGCACGCTTCCAAGCGCGGCAGGTGGATCCTGAAACACCGAAAACCGCCTTCGTACAGGAAGGTGATGCAGATGAGCTACGCCACGCCACCAAGCCCGCGACACCCGGACCCGCCACGCCACATGTGGCGCCGCTACCTCTTCTTTGAGAAGGGATTGCATTCGACGCTCGGCGGCCTTAGCTCTGCCCTACGTAAGTCGGGGCTACGACACATAGGGAGCGAAAGGCTCGCAACAGGGAGCTCGAACGCTTTCCACCCGCCTTTGTGCATACTCGGGGCAGCAGTTCGTGACCTCGGAACGCCTGTGACGACACGTGAGGCTTTCCGCGCACGCGTGGGTACGGGGCCCGCGGCGTCCGCTATAGACGTAGACAGATTCTGGTCCAACAACAGACTTGCGATCCGCGAGCTGCACCCGAGCGTCGCAAGCGGGGTCGTCTTGAGCTTTGAACTAGGAACATTGGGCCTTATCGCGCTACACACGGCGCTGCGGAAGATTCCGATTGTCGGAATCTTCGTCCGCTTGTACGACCTGTGCTACTTCGACGGGACGGCCGTCTACGGGGCATTGTCCGGCCTCTATTACGCTGCGCAAGGCGAAACTTCGGGTTTTCTCTCGAGCCTTGTGCCGCGAGACCCATGGGTCCTACATAAGCGGATATGCGCATGGCTCATCGACCTCCTCGGGCCGCTGGTGGTCCTCTCCGGTTTCGCCGGCCCGCTGCCGCGGGGCGTGAAATGGATAGTGGACGCCTGCTCGTATGTAGGCAACCCCCAGCTAGTGATCGACGACAAGGCGACCCGAGGGTTCGGGAAGGCCCTCAGTCATCGATGGATGGCGTTCGTGTCGGACCGAGTGGTGCCCAGCCTGGGCGCGCGCCCGCAGCTCATCGTCGCGGCCACGGGGACGGGTAAATCCCGAGAGGCGCCCAAGTTCCTCGCGCATCATTTCCGTAGGGTGACGATGCTGGAACCACAGGTCCTCCTCTGCGCTCAGCTAGAACAGTACCACTGGGTCAGGAAGGGCGCGCCGCCGCTAGAGCGCGGCGTGCAAGTGATGACGTACGGGCATTTCATCGCCAGATACATACGCGCGCCTGGTAGATCACCCCTGTATTGCCCAGAAGACGAAGTCGTCCTGATTGACGAGGCGCATAGTCAGTCCCCCGACTTGTGCCTCATTATGGCCCACTTACGCGGGAGGCATAACGTCATTCTGATGACGGCGACGCCGGCACTCGACAAACGTCACGAAGTCCTCGGGCCGATAGGCACGATCGAGAGCGGTTTCAAATCCCCTTTCGAGGTGACGTGCGAAGAACGCTGGGGCGCCACCCCAGTCGAAGTCGTGCTGCAGGAAATGGGGAAATATGACGGTGTCATCCTGGTCATCATTCCTACCATCACGGAATGCACACGTGTGGCCAAAACTTTGGAGGGCTACGGCGTAGACGTCGCCGTCCTCAGCGCGGGGAACCGAGAGGCGCGTGCGCGCGTCATCGTGGCGACCCAGGTGGTGCAGGCGGGCGCCAACATCCGAGGGGTAACGCTCATCGTCGACAGCAGCCGGATGATGGTCAAGCATAGAGGGCGGTTGATGGAAGTCCAGTGTGACGAGGCGACCTCGCAGCAGCGCCTCGGGCGCACGGGGCGTTTTGGCAAGGGGCATGTCATCCGCTTAGGACCGCGCTTGAACCGTAGGGCAGAAGTGTACCCAACGGCCGATCAATTCAGCATGGCACCCGACTTGTGGTGTCGCACCTTCCGTATCAAATGCGCACTGCAGGCGCCAGTGGGTGCGCGCAACCCCTTCTACGGTCTGGTGATGGCAGACCAGAAAACGACCGGCGTGGCGCCTACCGACGCGCACGCACTAGCATCGTTCGTCCTCCGCCACGATACGCCGCAAGAAGCCGTCGAAGCGTGCAAGCTGCTTGAACGGGACAAAGAACTCCATTGCGACGTCCTGCCTGCAGGCTCGCGGTTGCGCAGGCAGCTAATGGGTGACCCCGGTGTCATAAGCACGTGGCTCAACATCGCACCGTTCATTCTCGTCCGTAATGGTACGCCAGAACGGTGGCCTTGGATCCGGGTGATGGATGGCCAAGTCACGCCCAACGCTGACCGTGGCTCGCTGATCCGGGCAGGCTCCGGACTGCCCATACACGCGAGCTGCAGCAGCCTCGTACCACAGGGCCTCGGCCTGCCGGCGGAGGCATGCTGGGGTGCGGGCAGGCCACATCAGAACCCTCGGGTTGCCTTGGGGTGGTTTGGGATGCACTATGACACCTGGTACCGCCCTAGCAGCACGGGCGACCTACGCTCGCAGAACGTACCTGCGGGATGGGACGGAAGTACGGGCGCCATCAGCGCCGTGCGTGATTCCCTCGAACAGATGTGCGTGGAGATGCACACACGCCTGTTCGTCTCTTTCAATGACGCTCGTGCGTTCGAGTTGAACCCAGCCGCGCCGCAATCGTCAGCAGTCGCGCTACTCTCCTTCTCAGAGGTCGGATGTCGGATAGCGTACTGGACCGAAGCAAACGTCTTCCCAACCAACCTGCTCCGGCGACGTGCCGCGGTGGCCATTATGGAAGCGACGCGGGAGGGAGACGCAGGGGATGCGTCATTAACCGGTCGTTCCACGAGCGCCTGCGGGAGAACGGGTTTCCGCGTGTGGCCCGAGGACACCGCGGACCTGCTGCTGACAGTGCCGACCGGAAGCGCCATGCTGGAACCGCAGTACGCCTGGGCATGGCATCTGCTTGAGACAGGTCCCTACCCCTGCGGAGTGCGTGGCGTGAACCGGATCCTCGGGGTGGACCAGAGCTCGGCAGGGCTTCCACGTCTCGAAAGTGACTACGCACTGATCCAGCACGGGGCGAAGATCTCGGGTGAAACCACCATTACTACATGGGGAATCGGGAGGGGCGGTGTGCTCTACGAAGGCGCACGCACGCCTACGGACCCCTGCCAAAAGCGCGGCGGCGTGATGTTCTGCACGCAAGGCCACTGGCTGGTCGGTGCCTTGCCACGCCCTGACGATGTTGACGCCTACCACCCGCCGAGACCCAGTCTGTTGCGGAGCAGACCCCTTGGGAAAGCGCCCGTCGTACACGAGGCAGACGAACCCGAACGTCTGAAAACGTGGGACTGGAAGACTCTGTACCTCGGCGCCGACCACGGGGACCTGTCCTGGGAATCCTGGAGCTCGTGGGAGGACATAGCCGGCAGACTCGACATGTGCTTCGGTGCCGGTTATGCGCATCCAAGGGTGACGAGACCCAGCGAAGCAGGTGATGACCCACGGGTAGCACACCTCGCCGGGTGGGCAAGTTACCACCGAACGACGGTACAGGTGTTCTACAAGGGCAGGACATGGTTCGAAATCTACCCTGACTACACGGCACCCGCGCACCACTTGGCACGTCCCGGGCGCAAAATCGTCGTGGAACTGGGGCACGACGGCGCGAGAAAAGCGCGCTGCACGTTGTCACGGCGGGGCAATGCGGCTGTCAACACCGTCTTCGTCGGCGGCCTGACGATCGGGAATGACCTTTCAAGCCGCGCCGTGGCATTGGCGGCCGCAGGCCCAGGTGTGGGTAGCTTGCAGGTGGCGGAGTACCCAAACCTCACGCGTGACCTCATGGTGAGCACAATGGGCCGCGCCGTGTGCGCGCCCACGCCGTTAATGGTCTCACGACTGCGGTGGTTGCCAGCCCAGAGACCTTGGCAGTCGAAGGTTAAACGCGGCGCATGTGTCGCGGCGCTACGTTTCGACCCCTCGCTCTGCTCGACATCGGGGTATGAACGCCTACGTTCGGCCTTCGGAAAGGCGCACTGGGGCGAGATGGGCCTGCGAGCCCTACGCGACGAGGTCGGTGCCCGTGTAAAAGCGGGCCAGGAGACTTCGCCATCGCGGGCGGAACTCCTGAAAGGTGTGGCCGAGGCAGGGCTTACACGCACGAAGCGTCTGCAGCTCTGGCGCGCCATCCGTTGGATGGGGGGTTCGGCGCGTACCCCGCCCGAGAGGGCACACATGGTGGAACGCATCGTCACGTGGGCTGACGTCTTGGGTTACCAGTGGGTTACCTGACGTGGGTGCGGCGTCGCCTGTAACTCGCAAGAATGGCTGCTGCGCCCCGACACCTCGCCATATACAAGGAACCCGCCAGGGGTGGCGACGTGTCCAAAAGAAGCGGGCCTGGCGCGTTCATGCGGTGCACCCCACTGTGGGTGCGTCCACATGGGCGCCAGGACGCCGTTTCAAAACAGCTGTAGGGAGCGCAAGGTAATCGGCCCCCTCTATAAGAGGGTAGCCATGGGCCTGTTTGGCCTCCGCGGCGCTTCGCGCCGGAAATTAAGCCGTCAAGGAGGCGGCCGTTTGACGCCCGTCCCTATAACGTGCGTTTCACGAAGAGAAAAAAAAA